TGACATCTGTTAGATACTCAGTGTAAAATTTAACTTCGTCTCCAGCTTCTCCACCAATACTAATTATTGGATTTGAGAGGGAGTTCTTTTTATCAAAACCTGGATCGTGAGCAGATACTCCAATATAGAGTTTAGAATACTCTGAAACTGGAGCAAAGAACTTTACTCCTAGATGATTAATTCCGGGGTTATCATTACACTGAACCGGTGAAGATATATGCTCAAAGAACAATTTAATATTTTCAGTAGGTTCGTATTCGATACCATACTTTCCTATTGGATTCTTGAGTTCAATTGCAGAATCAAGATACCCATAATTTACACCAATATAGGTCTGAATATCAGGTGGTGTAAATGTTCCTGTTGCTACGGTAGCAACAAAACCTAACATTGTTGCTGGTCCAAGGCATAAATCCATAATTACTGTGCCTCATTATTGAGATCAACGTAAAGTTTAATCAATTCATCATCAGCAGGAACCATCATTGCTCTCTCACCTTTTTCGTTTTCTACACCTATAGTTTCTCCTTTCTCCACTCTCTCAAGAAGAGCATCCCAGTTCTCTTGCCAGTGTTTCACAGTGTAAATGTGCATCTTACATTATATATAAAGTCAAATAAAAGTCGACTGTAACTTATCTAGAATTGTTCTATATGCAGGAACTATATCACCTTCATCATTCCTAAACAAATCTTTATCATACTTATTTTGATTATTTTTATCCCAAAGTCGCATTGAATCAGGTGATATTTCATCCGCTAGATACAATTCTCCATGAGCATCAATACCAAATTCAATTTTAAAATCAATTAAATCAAATCCGATTAAATTAAAAATATTAACCAAGTATTCATTAATAAGTGATGCCTGCTCTACAAGAGGCATAGGATCAATACCCATTAACCTTACTCTATCCCTTGTAAGCAAAGGGTCATGCTTACTATCATCCTTCAAAAAGAATTCTACAATAGCAGGAAGGATTGGTTGTCCCTCCTGAATAGTTGTAGTTCTTACAATAGAACCTGCTGCTCTATTTCTTACAATAACTTCAAGTGGTAAAATATTTACCTTTTTGCAAATCATTTTATTAGGACCCAACTGCCTAATATAATGATTTTTAATACCTAGTTCTCCTAATTTCTCAAAGAGTATGGATGAAATCTGACAACAAAGAGATCCTTTACCTGCTGGATAATCTTCCTTTTCTCCATTTCCAGCAGTGACTTTATCGTGGTAAAGAATAAGAACTTCTTCAGAAACTTCACCCTCATGTACAGATTTTACTTTTCCTTCTAATAAAAGCATATTGATAAAATTTTATTATGAAATTGGGGCACTGAACTATGCTCCGCTGTCCCCTTTAATGTTTGCCTTAACATCGATAGGGTCTTTTTTCCCTGCAACTATAGCACATGCTCTCTCATAATAAAAATTTTCAGTAGCATCTGCTTCTTCTAAACTTTCCTTTATCTTCAACCAATTGTCCATAGTTTCTTTATCCATGGTTTTAAGTAGTAATAGTGGTTTACCGGACTTCAAAGTCCAACTTACGAATTTTACGTCTACGTCTTTCCTCTTGATAAAGAAGTTCTTCTCTTGAGAAATGACTATCAATTTTTCTTTCTACATTGTTTGTTACCATTACAACTTTATCCAAGTTTATGGCACCAATCTTGTTGTCCGCAATACTCATTTGATTAGGACATCCACAGAACTGAGTTTTGCTAGTGCTCGTCAATTCTGCTTTGCATTCTTTGCATCTGATGGTTAACATTTTTTAGAATCTTCATTTCACTGAATGTGTAATATTTATGGGTGAAGAGGGATTTGAACCCCCGACCAATAGAATGTAAATCTACTGCGCTACCGCTGCGCCATTCACCCGGTGGGTAGAAGGATTAGATTTTTACCTTCAACAGAGGGGTCTCACTAATCTAGTAATACCTCTGAACTTTCGGGACCCTTGGTATGGGTTCTCATAACTCCTGTCTCCAGGTGATATGGTGGCCACCACAGCCTTCCCTAGTATACAATGTTGGGTGCTTGACCACACCAACTTTTCTGTCATACCCTATGGAGACGATCAATCCCCAACGGGTCAGGAGGGACTCGAACCCCCGACCAATTCATTAGAAGTGAATTGCTCTATCCATCTGAGCTACTGACCCTTGGTGCTAGTTCCTATCGCCGCCAAACCTGAACTAGCAAGGAGTTTGCCGCAGTTGATTTCTCAACTCTTATATTATAGATCAGAGAGTGGTGTCCGTCAAGTGCGTTTTTGATATCTCTCAAACTCTTCTTTACTAATTTCGTCAAGAGACACAATCTCAAGTTCGTCTTCTACTGGTTCAATCCATTCTGCAAATTCTTGATACAACGCTGCAGCATCTCCTAGTGGAGCATCAGAGTCAGTTTCATTGAACTTATCGATTGCCCAAGTTCTGATATCAGATACCAATTCTTCAGTCGTCAGATTTTCCATAGTAATCTTTTCGGTAGTACCTGCTGAGGATGTTGCTATTGTAGTACCTTGGGACTCCTGCGTCAAGCTCTTCTGTGAGGACGTTATAGTAGAAGAGTTGTCTTGTTTCTTCAAAATTAGTTTTGCCCTTTGTCTTATGAAGGCTGAGGATAGTTCTGCTAAAACTTTGCTTACCGTATTTGATAACGTCTTCCTTAAGTTCTGGACAAGACCCATAATACTTCCTCCAATCAGATTCTTTTTTTACCTTACGTTTTTTTCCTGGCGGTGTTCTGAACGACCAAAAATACTTTCTCCCAATGTACTGTCGTTGGTTTGTGAGATTGGCAATTCGATAAACAAAACCGTAGTAATCCCAAATAAGATCACCACTAAAAGGGCGTTCCATGTAAATCCAAGGATTTTCATAATTAGTATCTGTACTCATCAATGGTGTCTAATACCTTATTGAGGTATTTATCTGCAAGAAACTTAATCCCCTCAGAATAACTTTCAACTCCAAGTTCATGCTTAAGTTTCAAAACACGGACTTTTAATTCTTCTTTTTCTAACTGATTCTTAGGCATAAAAATAGGAGGATCTCTCCTCCTATTTAAGCACAGTTTTTAGAGTTTGAAACCACTAAATGTGTCTTTGCTAACATCTTGCTTGATGCCTCCAACTACATAACTCTCAACCTCTGTCTCCTGTGGAGCAACTTGGAGTCCCTTAGAAGAGATCCAGTGCTGTGTCCAGGGCAGGGGATTAGCAGATGCTGCTACATCATAGACAGGTTTAAGACCAATGCCTTTCAGTCTACGGTTTGCAATCCATTCAACATACTGCTGAAGAAGTTTATCATTGAGTCCGATCATACTACCATCTTGGAACAGATAGTCTGCCCAACGCTTCTCTTCGTTTACAGCGTTGTCGAACATCTTATACGTCCACTCTTCCTCTTCCTTCATGATCTGCTTCATCTCAGGATCATCACCCTTCTTCCATTTGTTTAGAATGTTTTGAGTGATTGCAAGGTGCTGGTTCTCATCTCTTGCAATTAGTGAGATGATCTTTGCACTTCCTTCCATGAGTTTGAGTTCACCAAAGGCGAAAGAACAAGCAAAACTAACGTAGAACCTAATACCCTCAAGGATATTGACGTTTGCAATTGCTCTGTAAAGTTTTCTTTTTAGTTCACGTCTTTCAATAAATCCAGCATAATGACCTTCTGCTGCTAGTTCCCACATCATACCATTATCATACTGATGAGCACTCTGAATGAAGTCATCATAGGCACCTGTAACGCTGCTAGCGCGTTCTAGAATGCGAGGGTCAGTAACAATCTTATCAAAGACCTCTGAGGGGTCTGCATAGATGTTTTTGATGATGTAAGTGTACGACCGGCTATGGATCATCTCCATGAATCCCCACACTTCCATACATGCTTCCAGTTCAGGTAGGGAGCAATAAGGAATAAAAGCCATACCAGGACCACGACCCTGAATAGAATCAAGCATAATCTGATACTTCAGATTAGAAGTATAGATATGCTTCTGTTCAGGACGAAGAGTCTGATAATCTCCTCTATCTTTCTGAAGAGAAACCTCTTCAGGTCTCCAAAAGTATCCCAATTGTTGTGTAGTAAGTTTATCAAAGATAGGATACTTATATGAATCATACCTCTGGACACCCAAAGGTTTACCAAAGAACATTGGTTGTTTTTTGGTATCAACTTGTTCTGTATTAAAGACGGTCATGCCCTTAACTTCTGTTTTCACATTTTCCACTGGTGAAACTTTAAACTG